TAGAATATTTATTTTATATATATATAAATATATATGAATCCTCCATTACGAAATCCGAGTGACGCTGCTAAGTATAGAGAGCAATACCTTTCCAACTTGGCATTAGAAGCCAGTAACAATCAGAAGAATTACAATGCGAACGCGATTTTAAAAACAACAGGTCAAACACCTACTCAACCTCCAGATATGAGAAGTGTAGAAGATAAACTTGCCGATATTGAAGGACAAAAGGTTATGTTGAGAAGTCAACTTACTCAATTAACCGACGGCTTTATTGCACAAGGAATTGTTTCTACTCTTACTCCAGAAGAGATTTTATTTGCCGTCCAACACTTCCCTTACATTGTATCCGTATTGAAACCTAGATTCGCTTTAGGTGTTCCAAAGGCTGTATTCATTGACTTCTTACGAAAAATAATGAAACAAATGGATACCACTTTAGGTGTAGAATTAGGACTCCAACAAACAACTGGAGAGAATATCTTACTATCCTTGAAAAATATCGAAAATGTCTTGACCAACAAATCACAATTAGACCAGTTAAAAGCACAAGTAGAAAGCTTACCTGAATCTCCATTTAAAAGAGCTGTTCTTAACCGAATTGTCAATTTGAGTGAAACATTACTTTCTCCAGACGAAATTAGCAAATTGAATGAGATTGACCCTATCGAGAGAGAACAATTCTTACAAATGATAAATGAATACATGTCAAACTATCCAACAAGAGAAACGATTGATAATGAACTCCGTAATATTGATAGATACAAACAACAAGGACCAATAACTAATACAGAAGCTGGGTCTATACTTGAAAGTGTCACCAATGTTATTCCTGTGACCAATTATGATAAGGAAAGAACCGAGAGGTTAAAACAACTTTTAGGAACTCCTTCTACAAAGCCTTCTGCTGTTCCCGAGAAAGGATATTCTCGTCATATTTCAGAACAAATTGAAAGACTTCTTACGGAATTAGACCAAGCTACGTTATCAAGAGACAAGGAGAAACAAAGAGAGTTGAAACTTGATTTAATAGATATTTTCACAAACAATGGAATCGGTAAAAAAGCCAAATTATCTGAAAGTTCCAGACCTCAAACTTTCCTCAAATACTTTCAAGAATGGGAATCAAAACATAAAGTCGAAGAAGGTCATGGATTCAAAATGAAAGGGAAAGGATTGAAGAAACCAGTTCAACGAATGGAAGGCGAATATATCAAACCAAAAGCCTATGTCCAACTTGGTCGTTATCTATTAAACATTCAACGATTAAAAGACTGTGTCCTTATGATAAAATCTCCTTCTGGTCTTGCTATTCCTGAAATCCCTACTGAGAAAATCACCGAAGATTTGGCTATTATTATAAACGATATCAGAGAGGGAAGAAAGTTGAATATTGATAAACTCAACTCCCTTTCGGATAGCGATAAGAAGAAATTGAAATTAATTGTAAGGAAATGTCAATTGGATATTTCTGTTCCAAATCCTGACCTCACGAGAGAACAACAAGAAAATAGACGATTTGAAGTCTTAAGAGGAGAGGTAATGGCTGGAAATGACAGCGAAAAGATTGCCAAGGAACTCAAATCCTTGATTGTCAAGTTCGTTCATGACGGTCGACTTCCTCGCCGACAAGCCCATGAAATCCTTCTTGACCTTTCTGCAATGGGTTATTAGGTCTATTATCCAATCTCAACTTCGTTTTCGTAAGCAAGCCAATGAAATAGGCACTCGTATTATCAACTGCATAACAGATAAAGGGTTCATAGTCCTCCTTTTCTTCCAACTTTACTAAAATTCGCTTTCCAATCATATTAATATAAATCAACAATTAAGTTTTATATTAATTTCAATTTGTCGAGAGAAAAATACTTGATTGAAAAAAAAGAATTAATTAATTACAAAGTTTAACGATTGTCTGCCTCGTCGAGATAACATAGATAATCATACAGTTTTTTTAATTCATTTTCCTTAATTAAATACGTGTTTTCTGCAATGAATTCATTCTTCTTATTATCCAAAATCTCCATAGCGTGTAAAAGTCTATCTTCTACTTTTCTTCTGGTTCTTCTTTCCAAACGATTCAAACTACGTAATGCATTGGGAGAAACTTGCTCATGCTTTCTGATTTTCAAATGGCAAATAATTTTGAAGTCTAAATATGTAGCTTTTACAAACGTATAGAAGTGACGACAGCATAAACATGTTGTATTCTGGAGAGTTTCGTCGATTGCATTGACGGTATCTTCAATTTCTTCGATTGTATTAAAACAATTATTACACATTCTATACAAAATATACTTATTAGTAATAACAAAACAATGTATCAACAATATGGGTCAGAAAATAATTCAATTTTTTTTTATTATCGGAGATAGGTTTCGGTCCTATGACAACCTGGTCATGAGCCAGGTGCTCTTCCTCTGAGCTACACCGATTGGGTTAGGGTTAGAATTAGGGTTAGGGTTATTTCAATTAGTAATTAATTAATTGTCTTTAAGTTCTTTTTCTTATTTCTCTTCAAACTTTGGCAAGTTTTTCTCTCCACGAATCAATTGTTTCAAAAGAATTTGGTCGAATAAATTGGAAGGGTCTATCTCTTTTGGAGTAAGAGGGGTTTTGCTATTCACTCGTTTTGTTGGTCTATACACAGGGTAATCCATTCCTCCCACGTCCTGCCACCTTTCGGAAAACCACCTCTTTAAGTTCTTTTCTTGGCTATCGTCAGAATATGTTCCACCAAGTTCTTTATATTTCTTTACTATGAATCCACTCTTATAAGCACTTGGTTTGCTATATTTGGCGTCTGCAATTCGTTTCGCCTTCGCATACAAGACTGGGTTATCTATTGTTGGCATATATATTGTATTAGATTTAAAAATCCTCTGACAAATCAAAAATTGTATCCACTTTTGTCTTGTTTGCCAATGCATACTCACTCACCCTCTTTTCAAAAAAGTTGGTCTTTCCTTCCAAGGATATCAAGTTCATGAAATCAAACGGATTCAATACATTGTATATCTTGGGATAGCCGAGTTGCACACTCAATCTATCCGCTACAAATTGTATGTACTGTGTCATTAATTCCGAATTCATTCCTATCATTCTGCAAGGGAGTGCTTCGCAAATAAACTCTGTTTCTATTTCCACGGCTTCTTTGATAATATCATGTATCTTCACCTTCGGTATCTTCTTATGTAATTTACTATACAATAAGACTGCAAATTCGGTATGAAGGGCTTCGTCTCTCGATATCAACTCATTGGAGAATGTCAATCCTGGCATTAATCCTCGCTTCTTCAACCAATAAATACTGCAAAAGGAACCAGAGAAGAATATACCTTCAATACATGCAAATGCAACCAAACGAGTTGCAAAACTGGATTTATTATCCCCTATCCACTTCTGTCCCCAATCCGACTTCTTTTTTATACAAGAAAAGTGTTCGATCGCCCGAAATAACATTTGCTTCTCCTCAGTTTTTCGAATATACGTCTCTATCAACAAACTATACGTCTCACTATGTATATTTTCCATTGCAATCTGGAAACTATAGAATGCTCTTGCCTCCGATATCTGTATCTCTTTAAGGAAACGAACGGCCAAATTCTCCATTACTATGCCGTCACTATTTGCAAAAAATGCCAAAATCATGGATACAAAATGTTTTTCGTCTGCATTAAGGCTGTCCCAATCATTCAAATCTTTTGATAAATCAATCTCCTCGGCTCTCCAAAAGCAATCTACCTGTTTCTTATACATTTGCCATATGTCGTCATTCACAATAGGATACATTACATATCGATTATCGTCTGGAGTTAATAAAGGTTCATTGATTATTTTTGTCATTCCTATAGATTGTCGAGAGAAATCTTTATCCTTCATAATCTCCAATATGTTTTACTTCTTCCACGGAAATAGGTTTTCGTAGGGAAGGGTCTGCACTTCGAAAGAAATGTTTCAAAATATACTCATTCTTCTTCCACTCAGTTGAATGATTCAAATCTTCAAACAAATCAATGAAATTAAAACAGTCCGTTGCCAAATGTGCGGTTCTATGTTGGTGTTGATTGTTTATCCAATACAGAAAGGCTAGGCAATAGTATCCACAGGCTGAATTCATTAATGACTGAATATCTTTCTTGTTGTAAGGGATATGTCCTCCTCCCATGAATTCAACGACAATCTCTGGAGGGGCGACTCCAAAGGAATCAAAATACACTCGCTCTATTTTGCCGTTTGGATACTTATTCACTTGGAAACAAGTATAATGTGAACCGTCATTCAATAATCCTTTTGCATTGTATTGGTCTTCCATGT